CATACTTAAATATCGTGTTTGATGACATAGAAGATTTGATGAGATACAAAAAAGGTGGAACTCAGTATGTGAGTCCCACCTTGAAGAGAGGAGATAATATTAGATTATATGGATGATCACTCCTCAGCGAGTTTTTGGAAGTAACTCAGAGCATCATCCTCATCTTCATCCTTTGACTCGACAGTGGTGTTAGAAACCAGTGCGGGTTCAGGTTCCCTAGATTCAAACTTAGGGGTGAAAGATCCGCGACCTTCACTCTCATCCTCAAGTTCTTCATCAACCACACGACGGGTAGAACGTTGTCCCAGAACCATGCGAAGACGGTTCTCAAGTTCCTCATAGGTCTTGAACTTGTCTGATGCAACTAGATCTTGCAGGGAGTATTCCTTCTTCCAAAGGGCTTCCAGTGCATCGTCATCATCGAGCAGAGGTTCAACAGGACCAAACTCAGAAGAATCATAGTTCCAGTAACCCTGGACCTTCTTCAGTTTCAGTTTGAAGTTGGCACCTTGCCAGAAGTCGAATGGATTGATGGGAGTCTCATCATCAAACTCTGGTTGCATTGCTTCCATGATCTTGTCAAAGATCTTCTTACCAAACTTGTAGAGGAAGACTTGTCCCTCGTTCTGAGGGTTTGCTTTGTCCTGCACAACATAGATGTTGGCATAGTAGGACAGTTTGCGCTTTTGCTTACGGACAATATCTTTGTTCGCTTCAGTACCGGTGTTCCAAAGATCACGGTTGTGTTCAGACACAGGATCTTTTTGTCCCAAGGTAGTCAAGGAGTTTTCAATATACCATCCACCAGGACCTTGAAAGGCATGAGAGTAGAGTTTTGCCCAAGGGAGATCTTCGTTCTCTGGAGCAGGGAGGAAACGGATGACTGCGTACCCATTACCAGTCTTATCCATTTCAGGTTTCCAAAGACGGTCATCACCGCCGCTGGATGTGTTGTTCATCTTCTCAACTTCCTTGACCAGTTTCTGAGTCAGGGAACCAAGAGAAGACTGCTTCTTTAGATCTTTAAAAGACATTTGTACCTCGGATTAGTTAGATTTGGCTTTTGTGTACTTCGTTATTCTAAGCGTCTAGATCCTCTTTGTCAATTACTTTTTTCATTGTGTCTAACATCTTGGACATATTTGAAAATACGACACTGATGTCAACGTTAGGAGGTAGACCGACCAATGATGCAGATTCAATGATCCTTTCCTTCATGGCTTTCGCTTCAGGGTCATCAGATAAACTCAGTCTTGTATACAAGACTTTCTGCTTATCAAGAAGTCTTTCAAGAAGCATGACATGGTGCATTTTCTCATCCCTATCCATTTGGGGGAATTGAAATACACTTCCGTATACTTCATCTTGTAATTCACTTATTTCAGTCATCTCTGCACGGACGACTTCTGAGTCAAAAAACTTCATTGATTGCCTAAAACTACTTCCTTAAGGATTTTTTTATAACGGAATACATCTATATTTAGAAAAGGAGAATACTTTTTCATTTTCATACTGACGGATTGCCACACCGGATCAGTAAGGTTTTTATCCCATTTGGTTTTGAAACCTAGGATGCGATCAAGAATTACCATCGTCTCTAACGATACATTCTCTCTCAAATACTCTTTTAGTATCTGTGGATGTCGTGAACCATCTAACACGAGCATGGAATCAAAATTATTATCGCTAAACAATTTCTCAGTCTCTTGCCTAAAAAGATATGAAAGTGATTGAGTTCTCTTCTTCCATGATGTGTATCGACTCTCACCTTCACGTATCATTTCTCCTATCCAAAGTTTACTTGGATCAGTACAGGTGATAAAGTTCGACACAAAAAACTCAACAACTTCTTCGTCATTTTTATTCCTGGCAAGTTTCTCAAACCAGAAACGATCTTTACGTTTGTAGAATGCCTGAACAGTCGCACGACTTTTACCACAGTATTTGTGGTAATCATACTTGTCTTTCGTGAAGTGATTCTTCAGGGACAAGTAACTCCTATAAGCGTCAAAAGGCATCATTAAAAATCTAATAGGGTAATTTTTGGCCAGAAAATTTTTTGACCGAAAATGAAATCAAAGAGGCAATTTAGCACGGGAACTTTTTCTTAGGAAGTTCAACTCCATTGCTTCATACTTGATCTTTTCCTTCAATGGTTTGGTAACCAACTTAGGAACAGATTCTAAATCGATGCTATTCTTTTCACAAAAATAAATTATAGCATCAATGTAATTCATGTCTGCGTTATCTTTGACAAGATTTTCAATCTCTTGCACGAATCGAGACGGACAAAAAAACTTGTTCTCCAATGCTTTTTCTAACTCATTCTCCATCCTTTGTCCCAGTATTGTGATGTACAAATTCTTTGATGTAACGAACTAGGAGTTTAATATAATCGCCTTTATTCCTTTTGTCAAATACTTTTACCTCACCCCCAGGTGTGACCATAAGAGTGATCAGTTTTTTTACAGGAATCTCAGTAAGTTCGTAATAAGCAGTCGCATAGAACATCTCTTGAACGAAATAGTTCTCCAACCACTTTTCAGGTTTGATCTTTTCTGATGTCTTGAAATCGATGACCGCAAGTTCTCCTTCGTATTCTGCGATACAATCGACTCGACCCGCTAATCCAAGATACTCAGAGTAGAGGGTCCTTTCTATAGCGTGTATATTATTTATCTTGTCCAGATATGGCTTGGCATGATGAAAC